ATGACCTTACAAGAGGAAAGGTTGTTCATAAATACACATAAAAAACGTTCGATATGAATTTAGAAATAACACCAAAAAACAAATTGAAGTTTTTCTCTCAATACTGGGAGCAAGATGTATTGAGCCTGAATGAACACGCTACGATGTTCTTGGATGCCTATACCATTCTTTCAATCAAGGAGAGTGATAGCTTATTGCTTTCTCCACTTTCTGAAACAACAGATGAAGATGTGATCCAGATAATGAAATGGAAGTTATCAGAGCCTCATATCGAAAAACGACCAAACTTCGAACAACTCATTAGATACACTCGTAAATGTATAGTCGAAGAGTCTTACGCTGAAAATAGACACTGTGCAGATTTTTTACGATCTAAAGGGTATGCATTGCCCTTTATGGGGCTTTCAGTTGAAGAAATGGTGAAAGCTGGATGGATTACACTAACAACTTAAATAAACGTTAGTAAGATGAGTAAAATACCTAAAGGACAAAAAATTGCATCAATACATAAAGGGATGTTGATTATTAAATCATCTTCTGAACTATTAGATTGGCAAAAAGAATTATTAACCACTCTGTTGAATTATTTAGAATCCAAGACAGACATTTTAGAATAACCTTCGGAACTATGAGCTACACAGTAACATTCACGAAAAATGGATTCATCCAGTACAAAGAGTTGGTGAAACGAAACAAGGATGCGGATCAAAAGACATTTGTTCACAAAGGGCAATTGGAAACAGTCAAACATGCCGAATGGTTGATTAGGAAGTTGGAAGCGTCACCGAATTTATCAATCACGATTTAAACGTTCGTAACTATGAAGACTCAAAAAGACATTGAAGATAAATTGAATACATTACCAACAGCAAAAGAACGAAGACTAATGTTGTTGCAATGGTACAAACAAAACATTATCACAGTAAGTCAGATTGAACAGAATTTAGATTTAATGTGTGAACCTCACAAAAACAACCGTTCGGTTGATCCGAAGTAAAACAAAACAAAACCATTATGAATCAATCAAAAAGCCAAACATCAAACAAACTCCACTATTTCGGATTTATCATAACGGTAATCGGTTCACTAATATTGTTTTTCACCTACTATCCGACATACGAATCAAAACCAGATAAAGAACTTACTCCAGGTGTGACAACCTTAGAAAACGCGGATAGTTTGGAAACGACCAACCCAAAGTACTTGGAGAAATATTTTGACAAATGGCAATGACACCAAAATTAAAGGCCTGTTCTGCTATAGGTAAAGCTCGTGGAACAGACGTAACAGGATGCGGTAAGGAGGTTTATAAGCGAACTTACGGACTTTGCGATAGTTGCCTAAAGGAGTGGAAGTTTGAAACACCAGAAGGCCGAGAGTCACAATTACCCCGATGTAAGGAGTGTAATGATCGATTTAAGCCACTTAATAACAATCCTAACCAAAAGCACTGTCTGGAGAAAGATAAATGCATTACGGCGCACGCTAAACTATCTAAAAAGGTAGAGTTTGATAATAATATGAAGATAGTTGAAAAGCAAAAACGCGAAAGAAGTCCTATTGTTTATCCAACGAAGTATAAAAAGTACATGAATGATGAGTGCCAAAAATTAGCCAGAATGATCGATGCTAAGTTTGGATATGTCACTTGCATAGATTGTGATAAGCATTTTGGAAATCAAGTCGATGGCGGTCATTTCAACAGTAAAGGTAAGAACCCTACACTTGCTTGGAATTTACATAATATTCATTCACAGAAATCAGATTGTAACCAGAACGGAATAGGAGGAGGTAGAGAGCGACAATATTATGATGGACTAATCAATAGATACGGTGCTGAGTATGCTGAAATGGTTGATATCGGACTACAGAAAGAATATCAATACATTGGGTTGACGAGAATAGAGGTAGCTGAAAAGTTGGCAATTGTTAGAAAGCTAATTCGAAACTTCGATACATTTGTATTCAAAGATGCTATTCAAGCGCGCACAATGTTTAATAATTTAATCGGAATTTACACTTAGAATCATGAATAGAATGCACAGAAGAGAATCTATACAATCATTTGAACAGGTGAACATGCGCCAATCTTGGAGGCATTGTAGAAGTATGAAGCGTGATGATATATTCAATAAGGGTGCGTTAATTAGATATTACAAGAACATGGAGGAAACAGAAGGAGATGGTAGTTAATTCGTATATTTGTAGTCATATAGAAAATAACTAGTGTTAGGTTGAAAAGGGTGGTACTTAGGTGTTCCCTTTTTTTTATGCTCAAAAGTTTTGTAATTTGGAAGCCTAAGTATAAACAAAAACCTATTTTATGAAAAGTTTATTATTTGTGTTAATCGCTTCAACAATTCTAATCTCTTGTGACTATTCAGATTCAGAAGATCCAGAGTTTAAAGCAACCTACAACGTTGAACACTACGTTAGAAATCAATTGAAAGCACCAAATAGTGCTGAATTTTCAGGGACAACAGCCACAAAGATAGAAGATAACATCTATCTAGTTACGGGAAGTGTGGACGCTCAAAACAGCTTTGGAGCAACATTAAGAAAGAATTTTAGTTGTGAAATTGAGTTCACGTCCCGAAACAAGTACGTAATCAAGGATTTTACATTGGAATAGTTCACCGATCATTAGAACGGAGGAAAACGAAAAGCGGTATCACTTTTTGCATTTAGTCAATCTTATGTGACTAAACCACATACGAAAGTTACTAAAGTCCTACTAATGTTACGAATTCTAATGTAACCGTAATGTAACTGAATACCCAATTAATTTCTTTTCCCTACATTTGATTAACACAAAACAAGAAACATGACGAAGAAAAAAATAGATAACGAAGTATTCTTACGGTTTTTAACCAGGTTAATATTCCAACCAATATACACAGCAGACAAAATACTATTATTCTGGAAAGTAACTGAAACACCAAGTTACAGAGATTGGTACAATGTAAGCAAGGAAGAACCAACAGGTGAGTTTGACGAGTCAGGAAACCCAATAATGAGAAAACGAGTAGGAAAGGTCGTTAAGCTGAAGAAAAGCGGTTTTGAACAAACATACAGAAAGGGATCTATAATTAGAGTTGTGTTTGTAGCGGTGATATACATGAACTACTTACTGTTCTTTTAAAAGCGCATAAGTGTGAAATACTACAGGGTAAAGTATGCAAAATGTGTGCAATACACGATAAATAAATAATTTGTAACTTCGTAGAAACACCATAACAGACTATGGAAAAGGATTTAAAGCCCGAACACAGAGTATTTGCACATCAATACGTAATTGATTGGAACGCGACTAGATCATACAAGGTAGCCTACCCAAACGCGAAGACATCAACAGCAGAAGTAAACGGTAGTAAGTTGCTAAGAAATACTAAGGTAGCCGCTTATATCGAAGAAATACAGAAGGACTTGGGTAAATTAGCAGGCGTAAGCGCGTTACGTAACGTCTTAGAACTTAAAAAAATAGCCTTTACGAATATAGCAGACTTTAAAGATGGATGGATGACAGAGAAGCAATTCGATGATCTAGACGAAGACACTAAAGCGGCACTTTCAGAAATACAATACCAAGAGAAAAGCACAAAGGATGGAGTCGAGAGAATCGTTAAGTTTAAGTTGCACGATAAATTAAGGTCAATCGAGACATTAAATAAGATGTTAGGGTTTAACGCTCCGGAGAAACACGAGAATAAAAACCTAAACACAAGCGTTCCAATAAGTGATTGGGTGAACGGTACGAAAAAAGGATCAAGCGACATGGACAGATTCAATCCAGATGATCCAGAGTAACGTACCTACCATAGATGAAATATTCCAACCTTTATACACCAGTAAGAAGCGTTACTTTTTTCTTACAGGTGGCCGAGGATCAACAAAAACATATTCAGTTCACGACTTTGTAGCCAAACTAACTTACGAGAAAGGCCACGGAATACTATTCACTAGGTATACCATGAAGTCCGCGGAGAAATCCGTAATCCCAGAGTTTAAAATGACTTTGGAGAGGCTAGGCATAACTGACGACTTTCACATAACTAAGACAACAGCGACGAACTTAAAGACAGGTTCATTCATATTTTTCTCAGGTATAAAGACTTCTCAGGGCGATCAAACAGCTAATCTTAAATCATTACCCAATATAACTACATGGATTATTGAAGAGGGCGAGGACTTCAACGATGAAAAGACATTTGATTCAATAGATGATTCGATACGTCAAAAGGACATTCAGAATAGAGTTATATGGATTATGAACCCAACAACTAACGAACACTTCATTTACGGTAGATGGGTTGAGAAATGGAACGAACAAACAGAAATAGACGGTTTCCAGGTTATGGTTGGTAAACATCCAGAGGTTGAGAATATCCATAGCACATATCTAATAGCAACTGATTATTTATCTCATTCATTCTTAAAGAAGGCTTGGAAGTGGCGAACAAGAGCAAATACTGGTCGTTGCCCTATAGAAAATCGTTCTCTATCAGAAGACGAAACTAAAAAGGCTAAGAATTGGTATCTAAGTAACTATCTAGGTGGTTGGCGAGATAGAGCAGAGGGCGCTATTTATGACGATTGGGTTATAGGTGAGTTCAATACATCATTACCTTATGTATACGGATTAGATTTTGGTTCGAACGATCCAGACGCGCTTACCAAGGTAGCAGTAGACGAAAACAAGAAACGGATATACATTAAAGAGATATACTTTAAGAACAATACCAGTGTAGGCCAATTAATGAAGATACTACACGATAGAGTAGGTGTTGTTGATTTAATTGTAGCAGATGCAGCGGAAAGACGACTAATAAACGACTTCTATCAAGGTATGTATGGCTCAGATGGTGAGTGGTATAGCGGTGTTAATATAAGAAAGGTTAGAAAGTCTATGGGAGTTAAGCTTAATTTTGTCGCTAGAAGAATAAAAACACTTCAAGGTTACACGCTTGTAATAACACCTGAATCAACTAATGTTATAAAGGCCGTTAAAAATTACAGTTGGCACGATTCAAGGGCAGGAGTACCTAAACATGAGTGGTCAGATTTATGCGATTCTTTCGGTTATGGAGCTATTGATTTAATTGAGTATTAACACGTTTGGCTAATATTTAATCAATAAATTGTATATTTGGTTAAATTTTCATCAAAAATCAATGGTATTTAACGACGAGAAAGAAGTATTTAAGTTCATAAAGGACAATCAAACTACTCAGCCGTGGGTAAAGAAAGCTAGAAACCTTCATTTAGAACTAAGCGCGTTAGTAACAGGTGAGAATTTTCACAAGGTATTAATCAAGAGAATTGAGAAAATTGAATCAAAAGATAGAGCTGCCGCAAGGCTTAACTACTCTAAAAACATTATAGACCTGTTCGAGAGAGTAATGAATCCACGCAGTAGTGTGTTTAATTCGTTTGGTGGATCTGTTAGAAATGACATGAAGGGTAAGATTCTAGACAATTTTGTTACTATAATGTCACACTTTAAAGGGCAAAAGTCTATAAAGAAATATTTATCAGAGAACTTCTTCGTGTTGTTAGATACCGATCCGAACGGGTTGTTATTCATGGAATACATCAAGGACGAAAAAATATTCCCTACATACAAATCAATAAACGACATACGTTTTTACATATCAGATGGGCAATTGCTTAAGGTGTTGTTGTTCGAGCCTAAAACGGTAATGAATCAATCAACAGGATCTTATCAAGAATGGAGAGTAGTAGATAGTAAAAAGGACTGGAGAGTAAAGCAAGTAGGCGAAACATATACATTGATTGAAGACCTTACGTTTGAACATCCATTTGGGATTGTTCCTGCATGTATTCTATCAGACTTACAAAAGACAGGTTCTGAGATACGAATTAGCCCAATACATCCTATTGTTCCATCTGCTGAAGATTACGCTAGAGATAAGTCTATTCTTACGATATACAAATTTCAACATGGTTTCCCTAGACACTGGAGATATGAACAAGAATGTAGACAATGTAAGGGATTAGGTAGAACAGGCGAAAAGAACGAAGTGTGCGCACCATGTAACGGTAAAGGACATCTAAGGCGTAATGATGTAACGGATGTGAGTATAATTGATTTACCAAGGGATAGTGAAAGCCCAATAATAACTCCTAATGTAGAGGGTTTTGTTTCTCCTGACTTGGATACATGGAAACGTATGAACGAGGACTTAGTAGAGCAAGAAGATTTAATTGAATCTACAATGTGGGGAACTACAAGAGTCAAAGAGGGAACTAACGAAACGGCAACAGGTAGATTTCTAGACGTTCAACCAATCATGGTTAAGCTTGATATGTTCGCAGATAACGTTGAATGGGTACATAATAAATTAGCTCACTTCGTAGAGAGTTGGCTATTAGGATCACCAAAAGAAACATTTGAATTCCATATTACGTATGGGCGTAGGTTTATCATTGAAAGTCCTGACTCAATACTAGAAAAATACACTGAATCAAGAGCGAAGGGCGATAACAACACCATTTTGGACAAATTACTATCTGAATATATCCTATCTAAGTATCAAAGTAACCCTATGATGTTGGAGGAAATGCAAAAAAAAAGACAGGTAGAGCCGTATGTGCATCAATCCATAGATCAAGTATTTGAAATATTTGGACCTGAAGAAGCTCACAAGAAAGTGACGTTTGTTGATTTTTGGGAGCAAGCAGACAAAGAGAAAGACTTAAAAACACTAAAATCCGAATACAAGACATTTAATGAAGCTAATAAAGTAACAATCAAAACAACATAAGATGAGCAAAAGTATAATGGTAGTAGCAACGCTACACAGATTAAAAGAGGGTGTTAGATATCGTGAAGGTGTTTGGAGTGATCCAGGCCGTTACGAGGAAATAAGCACTAAAATAGTGTCGAGACAATTCGTACATGATAGAAATGGACATAATAACAATGAAAATTATACTATTGACGAAAAAGCAACTGCTGAATTAATGGTTAAAAGAGAGGCTAACATTATAGAAAATGCAGAGAAGGACAAGCGTTCTAAAATGACTACTTCTGATCTTGTGGACGCAATTGTAGGTAAGAAAGAATCTAAGCCTGTAAAGAAGTCTGAAAAACCTATAACAAGGGAAGATACAGTATCAATTGAGTTACCCGAAGGTGATCCAAGCGAAGAATGGACACTAGGCCAACTTCAACATTATTGTAAAATCAATGATATTAAATTCCATCACGCCAGCAAAGCGCCTAAACTATTAGAATTAATAAATAAGTAACCAATAAAATCGTAACATCATGAAATTTAACATTAACGGAAGCGAGGTCGAGGTAGACAATGAAGCCTTGACTAAAGCAATTGAGGAAAAAACAGAGTCAATCGATATTAAAAACGATGATCTTGTAGTAAGGTCAAAGGAAGATTTCGACACATTCACCACTAACACACGTAACGAAGGACAAACAATAGGCGCAGAGATAGGCCGTAAAGAGCTATTCAAAGCTTTAGAAATTGATTCTGAAGGAACAGGGGCGCATAAATCAATTGACAAGTCAAAAGCACTACTTAACACATGGCAAGCGGGACTAACTGAAACAGCATTAACAGATGCTAAGATTGAGCCAGACAAGAAAGTACAAGAGCTTAATAGAGACTTGGAAACGCTAAGAGGTAATTTGCAGACTGAAAAAGACAACAATATTACTCTACAAAGTCAGTTTGACGGATACAAAAAGGATCAAACATTAGCTACTCAATATTCAAGTGCTATTCCTGACAATGTAATTATAGACAAATCAGACATGGCTACTATATTACGCGCCAAGTTGAAAGCAGATATAATAGACGGTAAGACTGTTGCTTTAAATTCAAATGGTGAAGTGATGAAAAACAAAACAACGTTAGAACCTTTATCATTTGGTGAAGCTGTAACAGACTTTTTTGCTACTAACACGCAATACATTAAAAGCTCAGACGGTGGAGCAGGCGGTGGAGACAGTGGCGGTGGAAATGGTAAGCAAACCATTGAAGAATTCACTAAAGAGATGATTGATGCAGGACATAGGCCAAACGATGGAACGTTTAACTCTGTAATGCAAGAACGAATAAAGGCTGGAACTCTAGCTATATAAGCAATATATTCAAACTAGATAAAGGGTGTTCGAAAGTTCACCCTTTTTTCATGCTCAATAATTAATCATGATTGTTTATATTCTAACCATTAATTTAATTATTCCTATATTTACAACATCACTCATTGTATGAGTAGGTTCTATTTCGGGGTCGTACCTCAATTCAACACATTTTTTTATTAATTAAAACAACACAACTATGGCAAATTTCGCTACAGCTGTACTGGTTAAGGCGCAGGCCAAGTTAACAGGCGCGTTTCAGTCTGATGAATTAAGATTCCGCGACCCAGCAGTACATAAATTATTCTTGCGTAACACATCTATTATGATGCCTGATTACCAAGGCTTACGAACTAGAGAAGATCGTACAGTAGAGACTAACTACGTTATCCGTCAATCAAGAGCATTGGGATCGGGTCGTTCGCATAACCATACAGGTGCGCAGGGTGATTCAGCTATCCTTACTCCAACATGGGCAACGTATAACGATACTTTTGTATCAACTTTGAAAGAAGCAGACAACAAACTTTACTCTTTAGAGGAAATGCACTTGTCCAAAGTAAATAACGTAGTGGCTAACTTTGCAGAAGGATTGGAAGCGGTTGCGTCTAACTTTTTGTTTTCAAGTCGTTCAGGTGTAAATACTGCAACAGCAGAAGGTACGTTTGACGCTACGGATGATGCGTTCTTAATCACTGACGCTACTAATGGGAATAGATCAATCCAAATCACTAGAATGGTTATGGATATCAATAAGTATCACGGTGTAAACTACACGATGGTTTGTGATTCTATCGCATTCAATAAGTTCATGTTT